GTAGAAGCAGTTGGACCTCAGGTTCAAGTAACAGGCGGAGACGTTTCTGTTTTATACCAAGGTGACGTTATGGTTGGTAGACTTGCTATGGGTGTAGGAACACTTAACCCAGCAGGTGCAATCGAACTAACTTCAGCACGTAGCTAATCATGTCTTTAAAACCCGGTACTTCACAAACAGTTACTAGAAATACTGGTAATGGTGCAAGTCTTAGTGGTATTGGTACAGTCGATAAGTCTGTTACTAAAGACCCTGTAACTCCTTTGGAGTATGGAAGGCAGCACTCTGACAGTACACTTTTAGGAACAGTTTCTTAACAATATAATATTATGGCAGTTCCAACAGCAGTTGGAGAATACGGATCTTGTCAAGGTACAGAGACTCGTATATCTCCTTCAGATACAAGTGGATCAGGCTCACCTTCAGCGGTAGCTTCCACAACAAAAAACTTACGTTTAGCATATAACACAGTCGGCGGTTCAGGTGTCCTTGACACATGTGCAGTTGTTTCTGGACAATATACTTAACACACATAGGGGGGTTTCACGACCTCCCTTTTTTTTATTCATAAATCTTAACCTATGACTACCACAACTACAACACTCGATACCGAACTATCCGCAGTAAACTCAATCTTGGGTAGTATAGGTCAGTCTCCTATATCTCAATTAGACTTCACCAATCCAGAGGTATCATTTGTATACAACCTACTGAAAGAATCTAATCAAGATGTACAGAGCGAAGGTTGGATATTTAATAAAGAATACCACATTAAAAATACAAGTAAAACAACAGATAATAAATTTATTATTCCATCAGATGTCATGCGTATAGATATGTCAGATGCATGGGATCGTACAAGAGACTTTGTTAGAAGAAAAGATACAGATGGATTATGGAAAATATATGATAGAGTAAATCATACATTTGAGTTTCCACAAGATGACTTCTTTTATTTTAACTATGTAAGACTCTTAAATTTTGAAGATATACCAGCTCCATTTCAACGTTATATTATATATAAAGCTTGCGGTAGAGCTGCAGTACAATTAGTTTCCAACGCTCAACTTCAGAAAATGATGTCAACTTTTGAGTCACAGGCTAGAGCTGCGTGTATGGAATATGAATGCAATCAAGGTGACCATAACTTTATGGGATGGCCAGATGAATCTGCATATCAATCTTATAAACCTTATAGAATGCTTAGACGTTAATGGCAAGTGTTACACAGAAAGTACCTAGTTACGTATTAGGTATGTCTACACAACCTGATGAAAAAAAAGTTCCGGGTCAAGTAGTAGATTTAATTAATGGCGTTCCAGATGTTGTAAGACAACTTATTAAACGTCCGGGAAGTCAATTAATAAATACCATAACCCCATCAACAGCTGCTAATACTAAGTGGTTTAATATATACACAGATGATACTGAACAGTATATAGGTCAATGTGGTGCAGATGGTGTAATTAAAATATGGAGATGTAGTGATGGTGTAGAAATACCTGTAGATTACAATCCATTAGGAAATAATACAAAAGCAGTTTACTTAGATAATACTGCATTATCAGATGAAAAATCTTCTGATATACAGGTGATGACTATTAACGAAACTACCTTCTTTGTTAATAGAAGAAAAAGTGTAGCAATGAAAACTGATGCTGCAGATAAATCACCTCCTCAGTTAAATGAAGCTTTTATATCATTAGATACTATATCTTATGGTAAACAATATGCATTAGATATTTATGATCCAGCTGATAACTCTACAATTACATATCCTAGAGCTACCGGCATTACAGTTGGTACTGTGGATGGTTCCTCAAATTATAGTGGTACCAGTAATGGTGACTGTAAAGGAGCAGGTAGAGAGGTTGTCAATGTAAATTCAGGGACAAGTAAATGCGATACGTCACCTCCTAATAATAGTGCAACTGGTAAAGCTAATCTTAGATATGAATTAGATACACGGTGTACACCTCAAGTAGATAGTGATCATAGTGATAGTGAAGCTATTGATAGATATCACGACACATATCAATGTTATGTAAAATTACAATTTGGTGGTGAAAACTGGACGACTAATGATACACATCAACATACTTCTACAAAAGGTGTAACTACTACAACTACTATTAAAAGTCATGTAAACGTTATATCCAGAGCTAATGTAGCAGCGGTACGTCCAGCTCCTACATCTTCTAGTGCTGACGAACATGTATCTTCTAATGGTATATTAGGTGATATTAAAACAACGTTAGATAATATTAGTGGTCATGGTATCACAGCAACTATATCTGGAAATGGTATACATTTATATAGAGCTACACCTTTTGGTGTAACCTCACCAGAAAAACAGTTAATGACTGTAACTACAACTGAAGCAAATAATATAGCTGATTTACCACGTGTATGTCGTCATGGTTATGTTGTGCGTATAGTTAATAGTGGTGAAGATATGGATGATTACTACCTTAAGTTTTATGCTGAAGGTGTAACAGATACAGCTGATAATCCATTAAGTAAATCAGCTACATATTCTAGGTCAGGATCTACTCTAACTGTAACTTTAGCCAACCACGGATTTAGTAATGGTGATGATGTTATTTTAGATATAACATCTGGTAATGGTAGTGATGACTTTTATAGTATAACAAGTGTTGCTGATGCTAACACATTTACGGTAACTGATCCTCCAAGTAATGCAGGTGCAACCAGCGGTAATGTCACAGTTCACCCAGTTCGCTTCGGAGAGGGCGTGTGGGAAGAGTGTGCAGAGCCGGGGATAACAACTACCTTTGACAACACAACGATGCCTATACAGCTCAAGAGAGCCAATCCCGGGACATATGATACTATCAATGGTGGTGGTGGTACAACTAACTATACAAATGGATTCTTTCGATTTAGTTATCCAGACTGGGGTAAACGTGATGTAGGTGATGACATAACAAATGGTGAACCATCGTTTGTAGGACATCGTATCCAAAAGATGATATTCTTTAGAAATAGAATTGCTTTACTTAGTGAAGAAAATGTTATTCTATCTAGGGTAAATGACTTCTATAATTTTTGGGTAAAAACTGCGATGGCTATTTCTAACGCTGACCCTATTGATTTACAATCCAGTTCTACATATCCTACTCGACTGTTTGATGCTGTTGAAAATACTGGAGGTTTAGTTATTTTTAGTGCTAGTGAACAGTTCTTGCTGAGTTCTGGAGCTGAAGCTTTGCTTACTCCTGAAACAGCTAAGATAACGTATGCAGCATCCTATGCATTTAACCAAGATAGTAATCCAGTATCATTAGGAACTACAATAGGGTTTATGAATAGTACAGCACGAGAAGCAAGGTTTTATGAAATATCAGATGTTTCTACTAGAAATGAACCTACAGTTGTAGAACAAAGTAAAATTATAGCAGAGTTATTTCCTCAAAATTTAACTAATGTAACCGCATCAACAGAAAATCAACTTTTATTATTTGCAGTAGATAGTACATTACATACAGCAACTAACGAAGTATGGGGTTATAAGTTTTATGAAGCTGGTGATACTCGTGCTCAGTCTGCATGGTTTAGATGGACGTTACCTAATAATGTTGTCTTTCATTGCATGATGGATGATCAATACTTTGTTGTATTAAATACAGGTTCAACATATACACTAGAAAAATTTGACATAAAATTGTCATCAGCAACTCCTATGATAGGTACACCTCCAGACGAAAACCGTGTACATTTAGATACAAAGAAAACTATTGCATCAGCTGATTTAACTTATGATACAGTTAATGATGAAACAACGTTTACTTTAGGTGCAGGATTTTATAGCACTCGTACACTCACAGCTTATTGCATAACACCGAGTGACGCAGCTGGCAAGAGTTATGATATTCCAGCATCTGCTATTACAGGTACAGCTCCTAACCAAACAGTTACCCTACCCGGGAACTGGAAGACATCTACCGAAGCTGGTACGTCTAATGTGTCTGTTAATACAGATTTAATAATTGGTTTTGAGTATGAATTTGAAGTGGAGTTACCTAAGGTATTTGTAACCAGACAAGAAGGTGACAAAACTAGATCTGAAACTAGAGGATCTTTGGTATTACATAGAATGAACTTTGACTTTGGAGATGTAGGTGTATTAGATATAACACTTAAACGTAAAGGTAGAGATGACTACACATATACAGTAGAATCAAAAGAATACGATAATATAAATGCTAGTACAGCAGCGATAGCGTCAGGATATATACATACAATACCAGTATACGATAGGAATACAAACCTAAGCGTATTTATAAAATCTAATCATCCCTCACCAGCAACCTTACATTCAATGAACTGGGAAGGGGATTACTCACCAAGATATTATCAACGTGTCTAAATACATTCACCCAATTACAATGGAGGCTGCCGTCGAGGTTGCCT